GAATAGATAAGGATAATAAACAGAGTAAGTTATGCATGAGTATGGAAAAATACGATAGCAAATGTGGTATGTGTAAGAATGCTAAAATACCTAAACACACACGTGGTGTTTTGCCACCACCTGTGTATTCCAATCAAATTTATGATAAGTGTTTAGAAGGTAAGGATGTATTGGTAGGGGTTAACCTTACTTAAAAAATAAAAGCGAATAACGTATAAGATAAGATGAATAAATCAGACATACTATTAAATTCGATCGATACATTTTACAAAGTGCCTGAAAACAGAACTATACTTAGTCAAATATTAAACAAATCCGGTGGTATATCTTTACGTAATCTTGAATGGTTTATTACGAATTACTCTAAAAAAACTAATTTATCTTATAAGACTGGTGATGGTAAAATATTTAGCGTACACTGCGCTTATAAGTCTAGTTTAGATGGCTATAGTAAAAAGTTATTCGATCCTTTTTGTAGATCTTCTAAAATTAGTTATACTATACCTGGTACAAATGATGAAATTCACACAACTGTGGCGCAGTTGAATTTTATCAGATGGTGCATAAAAAATAACATAATAAACTACATAAAACAAAACAAGACCGAATTGTTTAGTAAGCGAGTCTCATGAATCCATTTTCAAAAACAAAAGTTTGGTAACCTACGTAGTATAAGTGTAGATTATAGTTATTCGTGAGTCCTTCTTTGAGTTTAACATCTAAAACAGTTCTGTTTGATTGTAGTTGACTAAAGTCCAAGCTTCCCGATGGTTCCACATTAATCGGATTCATCGAGAAAGCATACGTGTATATATTTCGTAAAGGTCGTGATAATCTACTCGAAAATGGTACCACATACTTAAAATATTTGTGATCACTATCTTGAATGTTTGGTATATCTTGACCGTTTACGTATATTTTAGCACTCGTCATTACTGGATTAAAAAATTCGTTGGTAACTGAATATTCAGGGTTTGATGAAAAGTTGTAACGATTCGCGAACACATTTGACCTGAGCGTTGTGCCACCACCTTCGGATATTTTTTCATTTTCAAACTCATCGCGTCTAAAAAACCAATTAAGTGTTTTTACGGGTACGTTTGGTACGAGCTCGAGTTTAGTTTCTTGTTTACCAGCTTCTATTTCTATAGTTGGATGTTTCCTAACTATATCTGTTATAAACGTTTGTTTTTTATTTGATAGGTAGGTACGTTCACTCGAATTTAGAGTTATTTCCTCTGTTATGATATCAAAACTCTCGAGAGAAAGTGCACCCGTACGGTTCGTAAAAAATTCTTTTGGAAAAAATTCAAACTCGAATATTATTTTTTGTTTGTGTATAGCACACGTGGGAAAATACGGTCGGTTTGGTTTATTGGTTTCATACTCGTCACTTTCATACTTTCTCGAAAAAAATAGCGGTATTGGAATAAGTAGTTTAGAATTGTATTGTCCTAACAGTTGATTACCTGGTTCGAGAGACGTATCTTCGGCCAAGTTTCTGTTTATGGTATATCTTTTAGTTCGTTTTTCTGATTCGTCTAAATACAATTCGTCATATAGTATACCCCAATCTGCGTGATACTTTTCAACGACTAATTCATCAACACGCATCGTTACTGATTTCACTATGTGTCTTCCTATCTGATCCGCTAAATATTCATTACCACCTGATAAACCGGGTAAATTTATAGAGAGGTACATGTTAGAGAGTAAATCACCCATGTTTCTTGGGTTGAGTGTAACTTTTATAGTCTCACCAAAAGGCCAGTTATCACTGATGACTTGATCATTTGGTCTGTTAACGTTAAAATTCCTATGAAATTTAGTAAAATTAGAGTGTTGTTTTTGTTCGTACTTATAAAGAGAATTTTCTTTATTATTGTCCAAAAGATACGTGTCTTGTTTTCCTATAGCATTTAAAGAAATTATGGAACCTGTGTTTGGTCCTGTGTCCGTATCACACATACTACTTATTATAAACAATTTTTTAAATGTCGTTTAACGTAATTTTGCAAATTTATAAACCACATATATATTTCTCTAGAAGATAAGGATAAGGGTTTATGTTCTTGTAGGTCTTTTATTGCACCTATTTCTCTGTCGCGTAGATTTGCCATACTCGGTTTTTTGAAACGCACAAAGCATGAATAACAAACTCTGTTAAGTTTACGTCCAAAAAATTTATAAAAACAATCATTATTACACAGAAAAATAGGATTTATTTTTCTGTAACTTCTTATTAATTTTCGTATTTTAAAATCATTTGATTTCATGTAAGGATTTAAAGGATTATTACACAATTTACAAAATCCCTTGCATTTAATGTACATAAAATTTAAACGTTTTATCTTTTTATGTATTATAATCAGGTAACACAACCAGATGGTACAGTCTGTATAGGTGTAAATACAGAAGAACAGAGACCGGAACCGTTTGATATAGAACAAGCGAGTGTAGAGGTGGTAGAGAGGGAAGTTGAAGTAAACGAAGTTTTTACTAAATACATGTCACACGTCCACGAGTGTTTCTTTTTAGTTACCTTATTTTCATTTATTTTTATACAAAACGTAATAAACCTTATAAATACCATACTTTCATTTATTTGTATGATTGGTGTATATTCGAATGCTAAATATTTGGTACTTATACACGCGATGTGTATGATATGTTTAATAATGATATGCGTAGTTATTAATTTGTTTGAATATTTATTTTATTATTTTCCATACTTGATAATAAATGTGTGTTCATTAGCAACCTTAGTCGAGGTGAGAAATACTATAAATTAAGAGTAAAAAATGCAATATTCTACAAAAGATTTCGAAATAGCTAAGAACTTTTATAAAACACACGAAGAAAAGTGTGAAAGGTTCGCGAGAAGTATTCATAAACTTAGGGAATCTAGAAAAAAATATGACGATTTGAGAACCAAGAAGAGTATAGTGGTACTTGCGGAAGTCCCTGATAAAGTTGTTCAAAATAGACACGTTTCAAATATATGTCAAGCTACAACTATGAGTGGAAAAAAGTGTAGTTTTAAAGCATCGTGTGGACGGTTTTGTAAGAAACATTCATACGATACGAATAGTAAATCTTCTAAGTTTAGTTTAGGCGTAAAACCAGATTTAAAAAAAATGTTGTTATAATAAAATGTTAGATCAGGGAACACTCAGACCCGTTATAATTTCAATGGCGCTTTACCTTTTAATTTCCCAAGTCGTTCCCGAAGTTTTAAAGAAACCCACGAACGTTAAGTTTATCGACGATATCGTCGCCATGCTCATAGCCCAAAAAGGTTCACTCACTTCCGGTGCTATTCTCACCGGTTTGATCGTTTTCGTCACCAATTACGTTAACGAGGAATTCTTTTAAAACGTTTTCTTTTGACGTTATCATGTGTGTTTTTGGGTGTTCGTAATATCGTATATTTTTCGTATAAACGTCTTCCATGAACTTCAAGAGTTGCTCGTAGTTTGGTTTTCCCCAACGCATACCTTCTTTGTATAAGAAATCATCCCTTGGTATTTCCTGAAGTTCACAGTCTATAGCGTAAGGTGTTTTTATATATTCCGTAGCACCTCCGTATTTTGTTATTATAACGGGTTTGTTTCTTAGCGCGGCTTCAACAGCTCCCATACCAACACCTTCAGACGAAGAAAAACTCACGTAACAATCTCCTATGGCGTGTATTTTTTCCATCTCCTCGTCGTTTATCAGGCCGTTTATTATTTCGACGTTTGGTATATTCAATTTTACTTCCTGATTACACGTAGCTTTTACCAGAAGTCTAGTATCTGGTTTGTTTAAACGTATGAAAGCTTCTAAAATTTTGTTAAAGTTTTTTCTCGGATCGTATACGTTACCAATGTGGTAAAATGTGTATGGTTTTTTATAAGGTATGTGTGCGTGTATGACGAAAAAGTGTTTATCAGGAAACTGTCGTTTGAAAATTTTTCTACAAAATTCACTCGGAACTGCTATTTTATCGAAAAGATCGAAAAGTTTACCATAATCTTCGTGTACCGTTTCGGTTTCACATACGGTCATGCACGTGACGTTTTTAATTTTCTTTTTTATTTCCGGTATTTTATTTAACCAGTATTCTACCGGTAAGGCAAATATAAACGCATTTTCGCACTCTGGTATTTCGCCCTGTATCTCTATATACTCACTATCAGGGAAAACGTCGAGGTATTTTTTGGTATGTTGACCTATACCACTCAGAAGTGTTGGTCCTATGAATAACATTTAGTATAAAGATAATATTTCCTTTATATATATTACGCAATGGAATCTATAAGAGAACAAATTACCCAAGAACTTGCTAGGTCTAAAGTACGTGTCGATAAACTGTACAGCATACTCACTCAGATTGTCGACCACATCGAACCACCAAAGGAAGTGACTCCAGAACCAACTCCAGCTCCAGAACCAACTCCAGCTCCAGCTCCAGCTCCAGAACCAGTTCCAACTCCAGAACCAGAACCAGTTCCAACTCCAGAACCAGAACCAGAAACTCCAAAAAAGAAGACTGTTAAACGTGTTGTTAAAAAGAAGGTTGTGAAGGAATAAATTTATTTTTTATAAAGTAAAAACCACCTAATAGTAGAGCCATAAATAAGACTAAATACCTAAACGGGTATTTTTTCTTCTTTTCGGCTTCCATTTTTTCTATATCGTGCTTATCGGGAAGTTTTTTAACGTTTACGTTGAGTTCGTCGATCTTGCCTATAAGTTTACCTAAAGCCTCTAAAATTTGAACTTCTCTGTTTACGGGTTTTTCTTTAACGTCTATGGTTGTTATTTCTAAAACCATATACCACGATGCATCCGGCTGAAGTGTTTTATAATCACCGTCGCCTTGTGATTCATACATTTCGAAGTGTAGTTTTTGTATAGATATGGGATTGAAATAATTTGTTTGTCTTTGAAAAGAACGCCATTGCTTATCACGTATTATGAAAGAATTACTCCCGGTAAAACTTCTTTCTAAAGGTACACGCGCGAGTATTTGACCGTTACGTTCATTTAGTAATTGAGCTCGTTTAGGAACATCCGGACATATTATGTCTACATATTTAGCAACGTTAGTACTACCTGTCGTGTCGTTATCACCTACTTGTGTGACATAAAAATCAACCGGTTTTATACCTATAACTTGTGATATTTCCTCGACGTGTAAATTAGACTCGAGTGTAAGGTCTACAGAAAACGAATTATTAGTACCCTTAACGAATTCCGATTCTATGACAAGGTATTGAATTTTTTTTGGTAAGTCCTGGAGAGACACCATCTTCTAATTATATTATATAAAAAAACTATGCGAATAGTAAGCATGTATAACATATATTCGAGTTTTTGTCGAATCATAAAACCCATTAGAAATACAATATATGAGACTTCGTCCTCGTCCTCGTCTTCGTCCTCATCACCGACACAAAATAACGTATACGTTAAATCACCGGAAAAACGTAAAAAAACATATTATTACCCCAATACTTACACTAAACTCGTATGTGCAAGGAATGAAGCTGGTGAAAATATTGTTTTAGAATTTGATTGGAATGATACAACACTTTATTCTTATACGCGTGGAAAATAAACCTAAGTTAAAAAATACACGTTTTATTTTTAAAAATAAAATAAAACAATGCAATGTCCGACTCAAAATTACACACGTATGAATACAAACTCGCTTTTGTTCAAGCGACTCGCGATTTACCCGAAGACGTTCAGAGAATCATCTTTGAAAAAGCAAACGAAAAGGAACTTGTGTGTCCGGATGCACCAAGAAAACGAAGATTGTACCGGGGAGATACATCATTCCCAACTGAAAAGTTCGAAACGTTGGTTAGAAGATGGAGAGAAAAATGGGGGAAAATTGAATGAACACATGCGTTTACTCGCGTACGAAGAATTTTGTTACGGGGAGTTTGAGTGTAAAGAATTTAACAATTACGCGTGTCAATACAGAGACATGCTTTTGAGAGAATTAAAAAATAACAAAAAAGAAATCGACTATATAAGAAGGTATGGTCCTAGATGGTCGGTTTCACCTGTAAAAAAAGCGGAATTTAATCATACCGATAAACTTGCTGAAATACAAGTTAGATTATACGAGTGTGAGAAAAGGTGTGAAGACTTTGAAAAGAAAGAAAACGAATTTTTTAAAAAAATATCATTTTATTAATCGAGTTCTTGGTTCGTGTATAAATATTTCAGTGTTAACATATATCCGCTAAAAAACGAACTTAGTGTCGTTGATATTGCAATGTGTACTAAATTATTGTACCACCCGTAAATGGAATACGATACTAATCCGATTATGTTTACCACTATAAAAGTCGTACTTATATCTCCGGCTTTTTTAGTGATATGAATTTTGTATATTTGAGGTATCATGTTTAAAGTGAGTAGTGTACACCCTACCCATCCTAGTGCGTTTATTAGTTTATTATACATATGTTATTTAAAAAGTATACTTTTATATATTTTAATCCTAAATGTTGTTATCCGTAATAAATCCGTACAATAGAACTCTAAGAATATCGTGTCCTACGAAACGAAAAGAAAGTTTAGTCGAGTATGAAGAAATTAAGAATAAAATTAAGAGTTCGACACTAAAGTATGGCTCTATGGTTTCTGCGTACCATTTTATATTTCAAGATCCCGTGGACGGTTTATCGGCTACACTAGGAACACTGGCGTCTTACGCATACGTTGATTCTTTATCCTCTTACGTAGATAATATAGAAAAGTCGTCTGGACTTAATAAGAGAATGCTTATACCCGTAGTAACTGCACTTTTGGAATCTTCTTGGAACTCCGTGGATATGCCTTTTGATTTCAACATGGGCGCGACGCTTTTCGGGTTTTTAGCTTATAAAGTAGCTTTTTACCAGATTGTCGCCGAGGAACTTTTGTTATTAAAAGACGGTAAAGAAGACCTAAGTGAAGAAGAATAAGAATAAAAATAAGAAATAAAAATGTCCGATATTTTTTACCAATTCGTAAAGTCTAACATTATTGTGGAGAGACGTCCAGAACTCGATGGTCTTGCATCTTCGCACTATCCGAATATTGAAAATAAGGTTGAAGTATGGGGTATTAAGACTAAAACTGGGTTCCCCGAAGAGTTTAAACCGGAAGGTGTTGAATACATAGGACACGTCTACCTCGTAAACGTGGACGAAAAAGACGTGAAGTGGTTTTGTCACTATCACGAGGAAAAAACCAAAGACGATAAACCAATTGGTATTATTCAACAAGCCTTGAGAGTCATATCCGACCAGGAAAAAGTTACTTTGATTCCACTTATTGGTATTTCAAATACCTGGTTCGATTTTTGGCAAGTATACTATAACGAAAAGTTTTCTTCTGATCGTTCCAAGTATAACGCTTTTATAAAGAAACACAGGTTAGAAGAACGATTGAGTGTTCTTGATTACCAGTTTAAACACGAAGATATGGAAATGGACTTAAACATTTAATACGTATTTGAAATATATAAAAATGACTACACTTACACATGAACTTATGAAAAACTGTACCACACTCGTTAGACTTCCACACTTGAACGATCTTTGTTCTAGTTTATGTTTTAAAAATTCCGAAGTATACGCTTTGCGCGCCGATTTTGGGTACCCGGAACACCTCATCCCTCATAATAACAAAAAAATTCTCGCTTACATGGGCATTTACAAGAAAAAGGTTGAGATGTCTTATGGACAAGCGCATTTCATAACGTTTTTTCACGAACCTAAAATCCCGACTAAAGACGTACCTATTGGTATTCTCGAACACATGTATAACATTTACATGGAAGAACAAGTTGAGGACTTGAAAGAATCCGGGTACCGCGAAAACCAACACTTTTCCGTGGAACTGTTTCCTTTAGAAATAAAGGAAACTAACGTCGGGTATTGGCGCTGGGTATTTGATGACGATTGGGGTGTTACTGATAAAATTTCGTTAGACGATCTCATCGACGATTATAATCTCACACCTTACGTAAACTGGAAAATGCTCAGGGACATTTTACCCGAAAACATTGATGATTATAACGGTAGTGTTGTTGAAAGCGATGAAGAAAGCGAATTTGACGATGGTGAAGAAACCGAAGAAGATGAAATTGAAGAAGGCGAAATTGTGAGTGATTCCGAAGCCTAAGATAGACGTAAAATAATTATTTTTTATATCACATGAGACCAAACTGTTCTTACGAGTCTTGCATTTCACGAGCTGGTAAAAACGGGTTTTGCTTAAAGCATAAGGACATAGGAGAAGCAGTACAAGCACTTATTTTACTTTCAAAAGATGACCAAAAGCAAATATGCCGACATACGAGTGTTCTCGGAAACGTTCGAAAAAAAGTATGAGGAACACCGAATTTTAAAACAAATGTACAGGAAATCGGAAGAAGAAAACCGAATCTTGAAACAGGTGTTGAAAAAAGCTCAGGAAAAAATAAAGTGTCTCGAAAAAAACGCTAAAAAAACACCACCAGTGAGACGTAAACGTATGAAAATTGATCGTCCGAGGAAAGTGATCAATGAAAAGGTAAAGGCATGGGCTATTCGAACGCGCGCCCGTGAGCTCGGATTGAAGAATATAAAATCATGGGAAGCACTCTACCAAAGAGATCCGTGTGTATCTAACGAGAGAGAATTTTATAAATCATACTTAGAAAATTACAATAACATCGTTTTAATTAAAAAAAAGTAATACTATTAAAATATATATGAACAAATGACATCGTCTAACGATTTAGCTTTACAAAAAATCATGACATTTATAGATAACCATTCCGATGAATTATCTGAGGGTGATTATTTAGAAATGTGTAATAAACTTCGCGACATTTTTAGGGGTGAACAGAGAAGTAGACGCGTGAGAACTTTACCTACAAGTTTGCGTGTAAACCCAATGGATGTTATTTACGAACGGTGTATGGTGTTAGTTCGTAAGAAAAGGGAACTTCGCCGCGCCTTGATTTATTCCAAAAAGAGGAAAAGAATAACACAAAACTTTAAAAATGAGGCTATAAAAACGTACTGTATTATTTTAGGTTTAGACGAAAACATGACTTTAACCGAATTACAAAATGAAGGACACATACCCAATGAAAGTATATTTTATAAAGAATTTTTACGTGTGACTAATGAGTATAGAGAAGGGTTAAGGTATTTACAGATACAAGAGCTCGATAACATAGATAATGAGATGAACCGTGTTATTCATTTTTTATCTTCTACTCAGAACGTCGTAAACGAATACAATTCTATAAACGTGAACGTTCCAAACCTAAGTTGAACTAAATAATAATAAAAAATAAGAACGAAAACAAAAACAAAAAACAAAATGGATGAACTTACTAACTTAATGCGTTTGATCGATTTGAACTCGAAGATAATACCCGAGGGTGATTACCTCGAGATGTGTAATTCTATAAAGAAGGTACACGAGTGTGTTTCCCGTCCTAACTCGAATTACGAATCGGACGATGAAAATGCGTTTCACTTACGCGTAACTATGCGTGATGATACTTTCGGTATACCTACACCGTTTTCAACCGAAAATAGTCAAAGGCACAGGCGTAGGTATTACGAAGACGATTCGGAAGATGATGAGGTTGTACAGATGGATGTAGATTTACCTACCGCAGATGCTGACGAACTCGACGAGTTATTGGCGAGACCGGACGAGTCTCTTACTTTTGAAGATAGGTTCAATCTTGTACACTCCGTTTTACCTTACCTTCGCGTACCGAGAGAAGACGTGAATGGTGATACTTCATTTGAATCCGATATAGAGAGGTTACAAAGAAGACAAAGAGAATACGATGAAGCCGAGTTACGTCGTATAGACGATAGAATACTCGAAACTGAAACTATGATTCGAAAAACGAAACCGAGACAAAGAATAACAAACATTGTTAAGAGAGACGCCGTCAGAAAATACGCTTCGGATATGGGAATACGTTTGTATAGGTATACTATAGGTGGTCTCATAGACAAAGGGTACGATGTAGGTAACGAACGCGAATTTTATAAAAACTATTTGAATTCGTATAACGAAGAGGTTGAATATAAACTGAGAGATTTGAACGAGGAACTGTTTAACCTTTGTCGAGATAGAGATTCCCTTTTAGAAGAAATGAACGATACCGATACCGATACTGTTATTTAATTAAATATCATTTTACACCATTTTTCGTTAATATTGCCGAAAGGCGAATACTCAAACAATAAATGTACTAACGCCCCTGATACTATCAAAACCGTCTCGCTTTTATACACGTATCTCGACATAAACATAACTATAACGTAGAGTAGTAAACCTATGAAAAGTGCTTCTGTAAATACTGTTGTCACAGGACGCATTTTTTTTATTATAGTATAATAAAAAAAATGGACGCACAAGATATATTCATAAGATTCGTTTTATTGGGATTTTTAGTTTTTCTTATTTGGTGGGTAAGGGACATGATGAGTAAATCGAACTCTAATAAGAAAAATAGACCACAAGTACCAAACTATTTTAAGGGTCTATCACCAGCACCAACACCTTCTAGACCTGATATAGCCATGTTATAGATTTTTAAAAATTATCTCGTGATATATAAAATGATACTTTTAATAGCTATCATTCTATTTATCATTTTAGTATTATGTCAAGTAAGAAAAAAGGATAAACGGGAGGGTTATGGGTATACAGTAAATGATTATAGTGTACAGTGGAGTAATAAGGCGGGTGTAGAAAATAGCGTTCAGAAATGGATATTTGTATTCGAAAACAACAAAGGTCAAAAGTATCATACAAAACAATTTGAAAAAGGTATTGCCCCTGATACTATGTTCAAAGACTTTACACTTGTTGATAATACCACACTAATCGATAATGAAACGTTTGATGTAAACATTAATGGAACTAATAAACTTAAAGTATATTATAACGAAGAAAAACAAGACAATTTCATAACCGAAAAGGAGTTTGAGTATGGTGTTTTTGGTACGTCGTTAAGTGATGTACAATTTACAGTACCTCCACCAGAAAAAGCATACTATTCTTGGAAATATTATAAAAAACGGATTTTGGGTATATCGCAATTAAAAGACCTTGTTCCGGATAATTCTGGGACTATTGAAACATTGGGACCGAGTCAATCATATGAACCTATGATGGATTTATATTCTAAATTCTATCTTTATGATAATCCTGAAGGTACTATGTATATTGAAGGACACTTTTATGCTAACCAAACGAAAGAGTTAACTGATTTTCCGATTTATTTTTATGCTTATAATGATGGTGATTTTATGAAATTTTATATTGATGGAAAATTACAATTTACAATTGACTCTGATAAAGGTCCAATTTACAATGATATGCTTAATTATACGTTTATAAAAGGTCAAACGCACAAAATACAAATTGTATTAACTTCGGTATATTCAAGCAGATTATATTTTTATACAAAGCCGTTAATTGGTTTTTTAGAAGATGAAACTAATTTCACAAAAAAGAAATTTAATTACAGTGATACTGTAAATATACCGGAAGATGCCGTTGGTGAAATTATTGTCATTGAACCTGAAATTGAAATTGATAGAACAGGTGAATTTGCTTGGCAATTGTTTGATGAAGACGGATATTTACCATACGCTAGTTCATTTTTAGGTTTAACACCTACTAAGACTGGACTTACAAAAAGTATAAAAAATAAACACGATGGTACGGGTGGAACTTTACAGAATCATTATGGTAAAGAAAAATACGGTGTCAAATGGACGGGGTATTTCGTACCTAAAAAAAATGGTTCACATGGTTTTGTTACACGGTCTGATGATATGAGTTATCTATACATAGACGGCGTTAAAGTTGTGGATAACAGGGGAATGCATGGTATGGTTAGTAGATCTGGTTATATAAATTTGAAAAAAAATGAAACGTACAAAATTGAAATTTATTTTAGTGAAAATACAGGTGGTGATGAAATGAAGGTTTGGTTTAAAGAACCTTATAGTGGTTCTTGGCAAAATACATTCGACGGGTACTTGACCCCGTTTGATTACGAACCTCTCTTAACTTTACCTCCGCCCACACCTACATACGATTCTATAACAGTATACGTAGACGAAGAAACTAAGAAAGTAACTGTAAAACTATATGGTATTACTAACCCGGACCCTTACTATACGCTCAAAATTGGAGATAAAGTCGAATATCAGTTTACGGCGAACGATGCCGGTACTACCCTTGAATTCGAATGGTATGAGACTTCTTACGGTTATAAATATTACGGTTTATACATGAACACTGAATATGTTACTTCGGTGAACTTTGAAGTAAAAGCACCTCCTATTTCCTATAAAATTTTAACAAGTGTAAAAGATGGTACGGTAACTTTAAAACTAATAGATATTGTTAACGCGGACCCTTATTATTACTTCAAAATTGGAAATCCAATTGTAGTAAATTACCAATTTAAGACGGGTGATACAGAAAAAACCTTTACGTGGACTCAAGCACTTGATACGGTAAAAGACTATTACGTGTATATTAATAATTCTGAACAAAAATTAACAATAAGTACAACTTACAATTTAATGTGGCGGTATTTTGAAAACTCTGAATATGGTAGCCCTATATATTATGAAGAAGAAACAAGTAGTGGTACGTGTAGTAATATATCAAGTTTAAAAGAAAGTATTGGTATAGATCCACCCGGAAAAAAATACGTTGTTTTATGGGAAGGTGCTTTTGTACCCGAAACAGATGGTGAATATACTTTTAAAGTAGAATCAGATGGGAATACGAGAATAGCAATGAACGGAGAAAATATTACTGATTATGTAAATGGAAACACTACCGTTACTATAGATTTAGAAACTGGTAAATCGTACTTTTTTACAGTAATATTTTATGACCCTAAAGGTACGAGTGATATAAATATTAGTTATAAAAAACCTGGTAGTGATGAATTTACATCTGACTTTTCAAGTATAATTCAACCGCCCGTGTATTTACCTCTTGTTAGATATGAGTTATATAAAAATAATAATGGATGGGTTCCCAATAGTTCTAGTAGACCTTTTTGGATTAATGATAGTGACTTGGTAAAGGCAGGTACGACGTCTAATTTAGGATCAAAAAATGAGATTATTGGTGATTTCTTTGATGAAGCTACTACTGGTAAATATCTTGTTAAATTTGTTATTACTTATACACCACAAGGTAATTTTGATAGACATTATTGGAAATTTTCATCAACTAATGGTGGACCAAACTATAATTCTTTGTTTGTAAAAGAAAATGACAACGATCCTGAAAAAATTGATTTTTATCGTAATGATTTTTATAAAGTTGTTAATTATACCTATAGTATGAAAAGAGGTATGAAATACGAGTTTACGTATTGGGTTAGACTTGATAGATGGGATGATGATTTAAATATAAGCGTAACACGAGAAGTGGGTGGTAATGGTTTATATGGTAATTGGGAAAAACCACTAGAACGCGTAAACTATATGGTTGCATCAAATATTGAAATTGAACAAGCTAAAGAATACACTCCCACTTGTAAACCGTGGCACAGAAATTTTGATGAATCTTATTTATTTAATGATTTGTATGACATTTTTATTTCAACGGAGTGGCAAAATTATGGAAATTCTTATGATGAAACCAGGTGGCAACAATATGTTGAAGATTTGGGTTTGCCATCTAAATGTTCTGAATTAAATAGCGATAAAAAAGAGTGTAAAGAAACAGAAGATAAAGTTCTTATTAATAATGTTTGGAATAAATATAAACCTTGTCAATGGAGATGATAAAAAAATATAACATATAATATATAATGTTAGGCAGTATAGTATTAGTAATACTTATACTCGTATTAATTTATTTTTTCGTTTACCCTAAATTTTTAAAGGGTAAGAAAAAGGAGTCTCAGGATAAACAAAAAGTTGATACTTCCGAGGTATTTGGTCCTCAGATTGAATTTGGACCAAGCGAGGCTGTTTATACTCCGTATTCCGAAATTTCAAACTATGAAATTGAGGGGTATAGTATAGAATATGATGATGGAGAATCTCCCCCAACGCAACCACCGGCGGCCATTTCGCCTCCAACAAGTGATGGAGTCATTCCATACGCAAAGTTATCTAATGCCGTAGAAATTATTTTTAATTGGAGAAACCGTTTTGGGTTTGTTAACGTAACGGACTTAAAATTTGATTGGTACGCCGGTACTACTACTACTACTGATAGTAACGGTAATACTATTACTACTGATGCATTGATAAAAACTAAAAAATATAATGTAGATACTGCTAGTGGTACTCCGAAGAATTATTTTAAAACGAATTTTCCAAAAAAGGCGACAGGAATTGGTGAAGTTCAAGAATATAACTCGATTTCTTTCCAGTTACCATCCACTAATGATACGGTAAGTGTTGTAGGTGATAATTACGTTATAATGAGTTATAAATTAAAAGATAGTACTGATTATATTCCCATATTTACAAAACAAGACCTTATAAATATAAATACAATAATTAATATAAGTGAAAAAGATTTATCACAAACTTTAAATTTAAAGGATACTGTAAAACAAACTTATACACCTGGTATATCAAAAAGTGGTGATGATGCCATGAAAGTGACTTCGAATATAGAAAAGACGGGATACTATATAATACCCGGTGCAGAAGACATTACAAAAATAGGTAACGAAACTATACAGTTTTTGATTGATCGAAAGAATAATGGTAGGATAATCATGAACCCAGGAAAAGATAATTATCACGTAAAACTTATGGTTGAAGATACGGGTAAATATATAAAGTATTCTTTTTCAAACCCGGATCGTGAATTTTCGTTTGTAGATACGTACGCAGACGCTAACGATTTTACTATAGTGGAAGGTGAAAAAGAAAATACTGTTAGGTTTAGACTCCAGGATAATGGTACTGATTATTTCATGACATATGAGAATAAAGCTAATGTTGGTCGTGTATTAGCCATGAAGAGTTACGATGAAGTAGAAAACGATGAATATTATGGCTATGATTTAAATTTCTTAAAGGTATCGGGTAATGTTGATTGTCAATATAAATGGGAAGTGGCTGATGAGTCTGACGAAACTTATTTAAATACCGGTAAAAGAAATTATATATTTAAAATTATTAAACCACAAAGTGGTGATGGTAAAGCGTGTATGGATACTGACGGTATTACTGAATTGTCATATTCCGGTGGAGAAGTAGTAGAAAGAAACGAAGATGTAGATTGTAAATTAATTAGATCGTACAATTGGGGGACATGTAGTAAGAAATGTGGTGGTGGTATTGAAAAAGCCCCTATAAAAATTGAACAACAACCATTTAATGACGGTAAAAAGTGTGATGAAGTTAAACTTACTATTCCTACTGGAACTGGAGAATCTGTTAAATATGATGAAGATAACGGGTATTGGGTTGAAAGAGCGTGTATGACACAAAGTTGTGAAACGTGTCAAGCGAACGAATTTTTATTAGAATATTCAAATTACTATGGTTTTGATCCATATGAACAATATGATTGTAGATTAATTACTAATGAAACAGATTGTAATTCAGCGAAAGGTGGGTGGGATCTTTCATTTAATAACGTGTGTACTTGGAAAGCATAATGGTATGCCCGGTGGATTTACTGCCAGGCACAGGTGTGATATTTAGTTATTATAGACCTAAGTTAAATAAAAATGTATAAAAATATAAATAAAAAAAATGTCTGATTCTGTTGAAAATATTCTCATTAACGTCGTCCGTGACTCTAATAGTTACATGGACAAAATAAACAATAGTGTCCTTTCCAATAATAATTTACTACAAACACTTATTGAAAAGGTCAATAAATCTGAAGAAGAAAATAAGTACCTTCGTGAGACTGCGGACGTTACTCAAAAACTGGTATACGAGCTTTTGGGTACGGTGAAGGTTTTATACGAGAAGATCGAGGTTTTGGAAAAACCGAAACAAAAACGTCAGGTTAAGGAAAACAAACCCGAGGAGCCTAAAATTCAGTGTAAATGTCACACGAAGAAAGGCGAACAGTGTAAGAAGTGGTGTTTACCGGGTCACGATACGTGTAAACAACACGCCAAAACTTTGGGTTCGTCGACGGTAACCGAAGAACCCGGTGGTGGTGGTAGTGGAGGAGAAGGAAGGAAGGAGGAACCTTCTTCTGTTCCCACGAAGAGGAAACGCGGTACCGGAACGGAGAAACCCGTTACAAAGAAAATGCCCATGCACAATCACGACCCGGGTGAAACGCCGAGCGAACCGTGTTACGTGTGTTTGGCCCACGGCGACGTCCTCGATCCCGATATGCCCGACGACGAGTACGTCGGTACGGTTATTGACGGTTTAACACTCGAGGAACGTTTGCGTCGAGCCATAGAGGAAGACGAGAAAAGTGACCCTGGTTCGGAATACGAATACATTGAAGAGGAAATTGAGGTTGAGGTTGACGAGGACGAGGACGAGGACGAGGACGAAAATATACACAAAAAAAATAAAAATGTACAGTAGTAGTAAATAATGAATGCATTGCTAATTTTTTTGGTAATAGTTATATTAGTAACTGCTGTATTAGTCTACTTATACTTTAACAAAATGGGACCATGGAAAAAGGAAAAGTCTCCGGCACCAGCACCAGCACCATCAACACAGTTGCCAAGCATAACAGATTTTTCAGTTGATAGGACACTTTCACCTGACAAAGGTGAAACATATACTATAGAACCGTATACTATAGAAGGGTATACGGATTTGGAATTTAAAAAATTATCAAAAAACGTTACATTTACACTAACCTGGACGAACGGTGTTGGTTTTACAGAGGTTAAAGTCCATACAATTAAAGTTTATCACGGTGTTATGAGCGGAACAGAGTTTACTAATACCGGTGAAAGTAATGATTGGGTACTAAGAGAAACAATTGATGCTAACTCTACAGGATATACTGATCCTCTAAATAATTTTGCAACAGTAACAGTAAAAATATCTGGTCTAGATAGTGATGATGCCTATTCTTTTGAAGGTAGAAACTTTTTCAAAGTAGTAGCGTATTATCTAGATCCAGCTGATAATAAAGATTCACCAGTATTATTACATAATGATTATGATTATTATTATGTAAATGCAAACACAGTAAATGAAAAATACGGAATCGTAATTTCGGGTGATGAATTAGTTGGAACAACGGAATTATTAACTCCGGAAACGATTACTTATGAACCAAGATTGGATAGTAGTAAAGGTCAAAGTTTTAAAAGTGAAATAGCTAATCAAACTTACGATTTTTATTATTATCCAAAGGATCCAAATGTATCACCTGGTACTGAACCGTATAAATTTTTTTATAACGTAAGATTAGTACCAGTAGATAGTAGTGGTATAAGATTTAAACTTGAAAATGTTGAAAGAGAAAAATATTTTAATATTGAAACACGTGATTTTGATCAAGAAAAATTTAGTGGTGGTTCGGTAGTTGAAATAGCGGAAAGTTTGGAAACAGATACAAGAGGTCATGATAAGGTAATAATGTTAAAAGCAGAAATTGATGGTGAAGATAAATATTATTTTGGTTATCGTTTTCGGGCATTAAATGATCCGAATATTACAACTGCAGATGAATTTTTCAGGAGAAATATATACATAAAAAAACACGAGGAAAATAGTACTTGATTAATAATGTAAAAAAATAAAAATGTATAACACTAATAAATGGATACAACGCGAGGTATTCTTTTCTTAGTCGTAACACTTATTATAATTGTTTCAATTTATTATATTGTAAAAATGGTTAAAGGAAAACGTACTCCAACTCAACCTTCAACTTCACCTTCACCCTCGGACCAAACGGACGAAATTTCAATTTCGGATTTAAAGTTTGAAAGAACACTTAACCCTGATAAGAGTAATAGTAAAGGTGGTGACATTGTTGGTTATACTATAGAATACGATGGTGGTATTGATTATACGTTTTTATCTAAAAACGTTACTTTTACTCTGGCTTGGAAAAACAATATAGGTTTTGATAAAGTAACAGGGTTTAGGATTGAACATTATGTAAGTGGTGATTATGAATTTGATAAGTTTACTAAAGAACTCAATCCTGAACCCGCAAACCAATCTATAGATTTTAAAACTAAAAATGCAGTTAATCTAAACAATTTTGGAGAAAATAGTGTATCTATTGTGAGTAACGGAGGATACTCTGTTGTGGGAAAAAATAGATTTAAAATAAAAGTCATTATGAATGATGGTACTCCAAAATTATTATATAACGGTCTTGATGATACAAATATAAATGAAACTACTCATGAAATAGTAATTAGCGAACAAGATTTAGGGGCAACACTAACTATGACAAAACCACAAACGGTAACATATACGCCAGTAACACGGAGTTTTACAACTTCAAGTGTTCAAATTGAAAAGATAAAGTATTGGATTTATAATGAGAATACAAATTTAAATATTGGTGATGAATTTATTTATTTAATACCTGCCTTTCCTGCTCCTACTGATGAAAATGGTGTAAAAAAAGGTACAGGTGTCGATACATTCTTTTTTAAATACGAAGATGGTGATTACTTACTTTACAATAAAATAAAAGGTAAATGGAATGAGACAGACAACAGAGATGAAAGTAAAGTATACGAAGATAGTGATTACGATAACCGCGATAACCGAATGTTTGTATCATTTTACAATAAAAATGGTAATACTACGGAATTGAGAAAAGTGACTATGGGGTTTGGTTTTGGTGAGGAAATGATAACTAGTGATAAAGACGGAAATTTAAAATTCATGACTGCGTTGGATACAGAAAGTGTAGACCAAACCGAATTTGAAAATTCGAGATGGACATTTGTAGACACAAAAAAAATGAAATGTACAAATGATACTATTCGTGTAAGTAAATTTCGTGGTGATCTTGGCTGGAAATTCTGTCGACTTTCTTCATACAACAATGAACCAATACTTGACTGTGGAAACAGTACAAATTCTGATTCAAATTATGAAAATTCATCCAGTTGGAAAATTACTAAAATCAAAGCAAGTGAAGAAGGTTCAGGGTATACTATAACATCTACTTATAAATTGAATAATACGAATTATACGCTTTATTTACATTCTATATTTAGCCAATTTAGACAATTTAAATATTTGGATCGCTCAACTGTTCAAAAAATATTAACAAAATCTGATTTTAAAGATGTTGAAAGTAATAATAGATTTTACTGTGCTGATAAATATATGAGAATAGATATTATAGATTATATTTCAAACATGGAATAAAAATAACGGTAATATTATATGGATAATTGTTTACGTCGAGTATTGAGCCTAGTCGACGAAAACAAGTATAAGATACCAGAAGGTGATTATATAGAGATCTGTAAAAACCTGAGCGATATTAGAAAAATACA